CATTACTGACATCTTCAGAACATAACTCGTTAAGAGGTATGTGTGATGGGTTGGTTGGATCGCAATCCCGGGGTGCCCCCGGGTGTGTCAGGGATCAACGAGGTAAACAGATATCTGTTACGCTCACGATTCCTGGCATAGACACGTGGAGTAGGGAAGTAGTAATACTCCCTGCTCTAAATAGAGACTTTTCCAAAATACTTTTTGAAGTACAAAGGGTGAAGCCTGAATTATGTGACTATATTGCGACTAAGAGTGAACTCAGCACCTTTTTAATTAAAAGGTGCGAATTCTTTTTTAGTAGATTACTCTCAAAAACACAAGGAGAGGCGAAACAAAAGACTTTAGATTCTCTTAAAAAAGAGTTTCTTAAAATCAATAAATTTTGCCGTTCTTGTGTCAATGATGAGTTCTTTATTTTTAAAGATAAGTACATTCTAGACGTATTAGATTTCGTAGTTTCAGAGTTAACCATCCTTTCAGATTGTATACCCAAATTCCATGAAAAATTCACACTAGATGAACAATCTCGTATATTAATAAATAGTTATAAAATCAAACCTGAGTTATGGATTAAAGCTATAAAGTATCATACTGCCTGCCCCCAGAGTATATTGTTGAAAAACGATAAACCTCCAATGGTGGATGGTATGTCCAATTTTTGGATCTGGTCGGGACCTGTAAAAAGGTACCTAAAGAATATTTTTTGCCGTAGACCATGCAAACTCAATCGAGATTTAGCTTTTGGTTTTCTACAAGGGATTAAACGTGGCTGTCGTACTGTACCAACTTCTTTTTTAGAAAAGGAGGTAGAGAAACATGTGATAGCCATGGTTACCCCACCTGTATATACACCCATTAATGTCTTATATGATAAAGTAAGTGGTATGAAGTGGGAAGATTTAGGTTTAGACCCAAATTATTTCTATTCACAACACGAACCCGAAAATCGAGTATATGATATTATCGAAGATACTTTTGCAAGTACTTTAGATTCAATATTATATCCTACTCGTAGGGCCTTTAAAGTTAAGACATATGAACCTAGTCACAATTCTTCTTTTGAGAGGAGTCGAGGACTGGGTGGGAGTTATGCAGAAGTAGTACACCAATTGGAATTACCAGTTGAGACTGTCAAAGTACCATGTAAAGGAATTATAAAAGAATATCAAAGATATACACCACCAGTAATGGAGGATGTATTAGATATTGCCAGGAAGCGTATTACCGACTATCAAGAGACATCAGAAATATTGAGCAGTTTTGCTTCAATGTTTGGTGATGAGACGATGGAAGGATATGCACCTGGGTATAAAACCTACTTGGAAACTAGACGGCCTTTAACAGCTGTTGTTCCTTTAAGCGAACCTCTTAAAGTTCGAATTATAACAAAAGGGGAAGCCCTTAATCAATATTGTGCTAAGTCGTTACAGAAACAAATGAAGACCTATATTAATAGGTATCCTTCGTTAGTTTTAACTACTCGGCCTTTATTGATGGAGGATTTCAATCAAGTTTGGAGTAAAGAAAAAGAACTTTTCTCTAAGTTGAGATTAGATATTCAATTGGATTTACATGTCTCAGGAGATTACTCTGCAGCAACTGACAAATTAAATTGTCATTTTACTCGGGCAATCTTTGAGAGATTCTTAGTTATATTAAATGTTCCTGAACGTGACCGTGAGGTCTATCGGGAAGTTTTATATAGTCAAAGACTTGTTTATCCTAAAGAATATTGTAAATCACTTAGATTAAAGTTTCCAGAACTTAATGTATCACAAGAAAAGGATGGTTTTGCAGTTGACCAAATGAATGGTCAATTGATGGGAAGTATTTTATCTTTCCCTATCTTATGCATTGCCAACTTAGCTTGTTATAAATTAGCTTTGGAACGGTACCTTATGGTTATTAAACCAAGGAAGCGTCCGTATTCTATCCATCCAAAAGATCTCCCTGTATTAGTTAATGGGGATGATATTTATTTTCGCACCAATGAACAATTCTATTCTATATGGAAAGAAGTCATTACCTTTGCAGGTTTTGAACTTTCTATTGGAAAGAATTATGTTCATACAGATACTTTTACTATAAATTCTCAAATGTTTACCTTAACCAAAGATGGACTTCAAGAGACCACATATTTAAATGTAGGCCTTCTAAAAGGACAATCAAAGAGTGGGGCAGCAGGAGAGAAACTCCCTTTATGGGATTTATATAATAAAGTATTATTAGGTTGTCAAGATAAGTTTCAGACACATAAACGATTTCTGTATTATCATAAAGATCACTTACGAGAAGTGAGTGGTACGAATAAACATGGAAAATCAGGTTTATATAATTACTTCTTACCCCGGATGCTTGGTGGTTTGGGATTTATTCGATTCTCGGAAGAAATTCCTGTGAGATTAACCGAATTCCAAAACCAACTAGGAACATTCTTTCATAATCACATTACTAGTATGTGCGATTCTCCATTAGTGGGGAAACCTATACTTAGTTCTGTTAAGATTGTTGATAAGAATGCCCTTACAATTCCTAGTCCCTATAAAGGAGACCCTATTTATATGACATTACCGATAGATGAACCTATCCCAGAAGGTTTTGAGTTACCTAATAAGATTGAGTCGGAAGACAGGATGTTTTGTAGTATTATACCACAACAATGTCTTGACGATCCACTCTCCTATAAGGGTACCGAAATTCCTCATTGGGAACCAAAATTATGTTACAGAGGAATTAGTTCCGATGTATTAAAACAATTCCGTAGTTCTAATAAGAACAGAACGGGTGTTTCTTTTTTTGGTTTAAAGGATTCTCTAATTGGTAAATATCCGTATAAATTAGTTCGTTCTATTATAGACGATGCTGAAACACATCGGGCCAATGAAAGCTTTTTACTTTGTTTAGACGTTGTCGGCGATCTAATAGATTCTATTTTTCCAGGTACAGACGAGTCTGTACCTATAGATTCTATTTAACATGCCGCCTAAGTCCAATCAAAAGAAAGCTCAGCAACCAACTAAGGTTAATCAATCCCTTGTTATCTTACAAAAAGCTGGTAAGAAAAAGAAAGGTAATAAAGCACGACAAGTAACTAATGGCGTTCGGATGGGATACAATGGTATTAGGAATAACTTCCTTTTATCACTTGTTTCTCCATTTTGTCCGGAAGCTTATGGAACTCGTGTGCCAGATCCTTTCCCATTTCCTACAGTAACACACCATATCCGTCAAACAACAGTCTTAGGCTCCAATTCCAGTGGAAATGGGGCCGTAGTGTTCTTACCTAGTCCTACCCTATCATTAATAGACATTAGTCTTGTTAATGGTTCGGGTGCTTCTATTGCAGGAACACCTATGACTAGATTTGGCGCAAGTGGTGCGCCCTTCTCAATGTTTAAAGCGACAACCGTGGCTGCAATTAATGCAATTTACGGGTCTTATAGAACAGTGAGTTGGGGTATTAAGATATCAAATTTACAACCAGAACTTTCAGCTACTGGAAGAATTATCATTGCTATGATTCCTGTTGGAGACTCCGTCCCCAGTGAGAATGAATTGTCAAATGTAGCCAATACGTCAGCTGTGTTAACACCAATTTTTGGTACACCAACTGCACAATTAGGCACATCCGGAATATTACAACTACCTTCAGCACAACTTTTCGCCGTTCAAGATCTCTTGCACGGTGACTTAGAAGTGTCGGGTATGTATACTAATACTTCCTTTTGGCAATTCAAGACTACTGAAACTCGGGGAGCTCCTTATGCCACCCATGCGGGTGGGGATTCCTTTAGCAGTAATACTTCGACTGGTTTAGTCGTTAATTCTGGATACAAAGATGTTAACAGAATGCCAGGGGGTTGTGCTATAGCAATTTTCTATGAAGGTGTTCCTGCTAGTATTGCGAATTCGTTTCAAATTGAAACAATTTACCATATAGAAGGTTCACCCCAGATAAGTGCTACTGCTTCAACCATTCCTGTTCCTTCTGGAGCAGAGAAAGCTGTTGTCGGTACTACCGATGTCGTCGATCAGGTTATGGGAGTTGCTTCTAAGTTAGAAAATGTTTTTACATTTATAACTAAAGGAGCTGACTTCCTAAACCGTAACTCAGGCGCCATTGATAAGTTAATGACAGTTGCCTCTACTGCTAAATATCTTATGTAACAGCTAAAACCGTGATTTTCACCTAACCTTACACACATAAGTATTAAGTCTCTATTTCCGTCACGTGGCGGTCCTACCAATCCTATTCACACTACCGTGAATTCAAAGGTTATATCTACTGAG